ATTTTTTCGCCGCACAAGGCGAAATTTTGCAGGAATACGCCCGTATTTCGAAAAATTTTAACGCAGTGCGACGGAAAAAGCACTAAAAAGACATGCGCGTGGAATTTTTCAAACACGCCCTAGGGATTAGGGGCTTTTTTACCCCTCCGGCGCTGCGCGCCACCTCCCCTTGCAGGGGAGGCATCGGCAAATACACCTCACGTTTCCAAGCCTCCCCTGCAGGGGGAGGTGGCACGCAGTGCCGGAGGGGTTGTCATTCTGAACGCAATCCGTGCGCGGGGAAAATCCGTGCACGGGAACGTGAAGAATCTTTCCGCACAAGATCCTTCGCTGCGGCTCAGGATGATATAGCGCACTGCGTACCCTAACCGCGTCTAATGTCTAAAATCTAACGTCTAATATCTAAATTCGGAAAGGAGAGAAAAATGCCTTTCAGACAAAAAAAGATCGTCGAGACGCCCGTCCAGACAGCCGGAAACAGGCTGACCGCCCATCCGTTTCGGATGCTCGACAACTACTCCCCGCTGTCCGCACCGCAGGTACAGCTTTTCGCCCAGCTGCGCGAGGCCGTCCCGATCATCGACGCGGCGATCAACAAGCTCGTGCGCCTGACCGGCGGCTTCGAGGTACGCTGCGGCGATCCCGATACGCAGGCCCTGCTCCAAAGCTTTTTAAGCGGCGTTTCCGTCGGCGGCAACCAAAGCGGCATATGGGCCTTCGTTTCGACGTACTTCGACCAGCTTCTGACCTACGGCACCGCCGTCGGCGAGATCGTGGTCAGCGGCGGGCACATCATGGGGCTTTATAACGCGCCGCTGAACGCCGTCGAACTGCGCCGCTCGTCAAACGGCTTCGGCATTGAGGTCTGCGCCGGCGGTTTCCCGCCGCGGCCTGTCCCCTACCCCGAGCTTATCCTGTTTTCCGCGCTGAACCCCGAGCCGGGCGCTTTATCCGGCACGTCGATTTTGAAAGGGCTGCCTTTCGTCAGCAAAATACTGCTGAACATCTACCACACCATCGGCGTGAACTGGGAGCGCCTGGGCAACGTCCGCTTCGCCGTGACCTACAAGCCGCAAAACGACGCGGCCGACCGCGCGTACGCCAAGGAACGCGCCATGCAGGTCGCCAAGGAGTGGGGCGACGCGATGCAGCCCGGCGGGCGCGTCAAGGACTTTGTTACTGTGGGCGACGTGAGCATTAAAACAATCGGCGCGGACAACCAGATCCTCGACAGCGGCGTGCCCGTGCGGCAGATGCTTGAGCAGATCGTGGCGAAAACGGGACTGCCGCCGTTCATGCTGGGACTCAGTTGGTCGTCCACGGAACGGATGTCCTCGCAGCAGGCCGACGCGCTGACGAGCGAGCTGGAGGCCTACCGCAAGATCCTGAGTCCTGTGATCGGCAAAATCTGCCGGACGTACCTGACGCTTTCGGGGCTGACGGACTCATTCGAGATCGCCTGGGACGACATCACGCTTCAGGACGAAGTCGAGTTAAGCCGGGCACGGCTTTATGACGCGCAGGCGCAAAGGCTTGTCACACAAAACACAAAGGAGGAAAAAGTTTGAAAAATGAGATTTTTCAAACTTGGGTTTTGTGCTTTTCGGCCATAAGGAGAGCCGAAATTCTGCTGCGCAGAAACACACAATTCCCCGAAAAGGAGTGATTACAAAGCATGGACAAGGCAAACATAAGCGAAATTTTTCCCGCGCCGCCCTCGGATGCTGACATGGAGCTGATCAACCGCTTTTCGCGCAAGGCGCTCACGGCAGACGAGGTCTACACGTTTTCCGTCGTCCTGTGCGACAACGAGATCGACCGCGACCTGGAACGCTTCTCAGCGGACGCGCTGAAATCCCTCGCCGGGATGTTCGTCGGCAAAACAGGCATCTTCGACCACAACATGAAAAGCGGCAGCCAGACGGCGCGGCTGTTCAAGGCGGAGCTGCTGACCGACCCGAAAAAGAAAACCTCTGCGGGCGAGCCTTACGCCTATGTAAAGGCTATGGCATATATGCCTAAAACAGAGAAAAACGCCGATCTCATCGTCGAGATCGACGCGGGAATCAAAAAGGAGGTCAGCATCGGGTGCGCCGTGCGCAAGGTCACGTGCTCCGAGTGCGGCGCGGATCAGAAAAAAGGCTCGTGCGAGCACGTCAGAGGCAAAGCCTACGGCGGTCGGCTCTGCCATTCGATTCTGAGCGACCCGGCGGACGCATATGAGTGGTCGTTTGTCGCTGTTCCCGCGCAACCGCTGGCAGGAGTCGTAAAATCGTTTAACAAGGAGGAAAAGCGCATGAACGAGGTTCTTAAATCAATTAAAAGCGAACATGGCGGAAACGTCACGCTGAAAACCGGCGAGCTTGCCGTTTTGAAAAAAGCCATCGCGGCGCTTGAAAAGCAGGCCGCCGACGGCACGGCTTACAAAAACGCGCTGATCGGCGACACCGTGCGCTTCGGGCTGATTTCCCTGCCCGCGATGGACGGCGGCAGACTGAAATCGATCTGCGAGCGGCTGTCCACGGAGGAGCTTGAGGAGCTGAAAAAAGCTTTTTCGCACAGCGCGCAAAAGCATGTCCCGCTGAACCTTCAGCTGGTGAAGCCCGACAGTCAGGCGGCCAACCAAAATGACGAATTCAAAATTTAATTAAAGGATGGATTGAAAACATGTCACTATCATTCAGCGGCTATTCCGAAAACACATTAACCCTCAAGGCCGACAGCTCGCTCACGGCGGCGGGCGGCGTCGTGAAAGTCAGCGCGAACGGCGCCGTTTCCCCTTGCGCCGCCGGAAACGATTTCTGCGGCGTGGTCAAGTCCCTGCATGAGGGCTACGCGGCCGTGCAGACGTCCGGCACGGTAACGGTTCCCTATACCGGCACGGCCCCGGCCTTTGGCTACGCGTATCTCAACGCCAACGGCAGCGGCGGCGTCAAAACAGGCACGAACGCAAACCGCGGCTTTACCGTACTCAGCGTGGACACAGCCAAACTGCTTGTTACGATTTTAATGTAAATAAAGGGTATCAATACCCCAGGGCAAGCCCTGGATCCAGCGCCTACGGCGCTTTCCGCCGTGAGCGGCGGGGTATTGAACCCTTTGTTGGCCTGCCTCGTTCTGTCATGCCGCGTGAACGCGGCGCGACTCTCACTTCGTTGACCAATAAAAAGTAGAAAGGACGGATTATCACTATGTCATTTGATACCATCAGACTCGAAAAGGGCCTGTACAGAACCGGCCAATCTTTCACCCGCGCGTTGGAGGAGCTTGACCCCTCGGAGAATTACAAGGGTACCTCGCTGGAGGGGCTGGACGCCTATCAGCGCCAGCTCAAACGATTCGGCATCAAGGTCGGCGGCTCACAGAGCAGTCCCGTTGAGAAGTTTTTCGCCACGACGGATTCCGCCGCTTTGTTCCCGGAGTATATCTCCCGCGCGGTCAGCCAGGGCATCGAGGAAGCCGAAACGCTTCCCCGGATCATCGCGACGACGACCATGATCGAGGGGCTTGACTACCGCTCGATCTCCTCCGCTGCGTCCGAGGACGAAAAGGAGCTGAAGATCGTCGCGGAGGGCGCCCACATCCCCGAAACGACGCTTTCCATGCAGGCGAACCTGGTCAAGCTCCGCAAAAGGGGCCGTATGCTCGTGGCGTCCTACGAGGCCATCCGCTTCCAGAAGCTCGACCTGTTCACCATCATGCTCAAGCAGATCGGCGCGTATATTGCGCGTTCGCAGTTCGACGACGCGGTGAGCGTGCTTGTGAACGGCGACGGGAACGGAAACCCGGCTCCCGTATCCTCCATCGCCGATACGACGACGCACAACATCACCTACAGCGATCTTGTCAACTTCTGGAACCTATTCTCGCCCTATGAGCTTAATACCATCGTAGCCGAACCCGCCGTCATGACGAAGCTGCTCAACCTGCCTGAGTTCAAAGACGCAAGCGCCGGCATGAACTTCCAGGGCACAGGCAAGATGATCACGCCCATCGGCGCGGACCTCATCAAGTCCCCGTCGGTCGCGTCCGGCACGCTCATCGGGCTTGACAAGAGCTGTGCGCTGGAAATGGTCAAGGCCGGAGAAGTGATCACGGAGTACGACAAGCTGATCGACCGCCAGCTCGAAAGGGCGGCCATCACAGCCACATCCGGGTTCGCGAAAATATTCACCGGCGCGTCGAGAGTTCTCAACGTTTAATAAGGGGGATCCGTGAAATGAACCAATGGACTGTATTAAACAGCCTACGGCAGTTCACGGCTCTGGATGACGAAGGGGCAGCCAAGGCGCTGCCCTTTTGCAAAACGAGCCTCGATGAAATCAGGGAGAACCTAAGAGACGCCGCCGACGAAAATGATCCGCGCGTCATCAGGGCCGCCGCGGGACTCGCGTTTTACAGGATGACCGTGCAGCGGCTGGCGGGCGAGGACAGCGTGACCTCCTTCAAGGCGGGCGACGTCACCGTAAGCCAGAGCGCGTCCGCCGCGCTGGATATCGCGTCGAAGATACGCGACGAGACGTATCTTGCCGTGCTGCCGCTGCTGAAAGACGACAGGTTTATCTTCATGCAGACATAAAAGGAGCCGTGAAATGCAAGTCAAACAATTCATGAACAAATACGGCCGCCCCGTAACGCTGAACCGCTCGGACGGCTGGCGTTCCGAGCGGTACGGCGCGTTCGTACAGCCGCTGAGGTACAAAAACAAGATGTACCTTTACGGCGTTAACACGCAAATCGGCTACAACAGCCAGGGGCATTACCTGTACATCGGGCCGCCCGACCACAACATCATTGAACTCGACCAAAATATATGGCTGGAATGCGAGGGCGTCAAGTACCAGATCGACCGCGCCGAAAAGGTGTATGCCGGTACGGAGCTGTTTTACATCTGGGCGGTTATCCGCACGATCGTCGAGGATGACGGCGAGTCCGCCATAGAGGAGGTGGCGTCATGAGCGCAATCAGCGCGCTTCCCGCCGACATCGTCGCGTGGCTCTCCGGGCAGGAGCCGCTTTCCGGCCTGCGCTTCATGACGGAGTTCCCGGCCACAAAAAAGACCGTGCCGCTCAAAAAAGCCATCGTGGCCGTGGGACTTGAGAATGTCGGCATTCAGGACAGCTTCACCGAAACGGACGGCGGCGTTCTGATCAAAAACGAATACTGCCGCCTCGCGAACTTAAAGATACGGCTGGCCATCCACGTGCCGTTTTCAGACGGCGGCGCGAGATGCCACGACATTTTCAGCGCGATCATCGACTGCCTGACTTTCGCCTCCGACCTCAACATCATCGAGTCAGGCTGCTCTGACGTGACCGCCGACCGCGACACTGACGCGTTCGTGCTGAACGCGTGGATCACGGTCAAGTCGGACTTCTGCCCCGCCGAAAGCTCCGATATGAACTTCCAGTCGTTTCTGGACAAGGAGCTGCTGTGCGGCAGCCATATCCGCGACGATGTGATCCACGTCACCGCCGACGACAAAACCCTGTGGAACGAACCGTTTGTCTTTGGCTACTATGCCGGAAACAGCGCAAGCTCGATGACTGTCTCGCTCGCGTTTCAGCCGCGGCTGGTGCTCGTGTTCGCCCATCAGCGGCCGCTGATGCAGCCGACGTCCGCCACGACCGCGACCCTGTTCAGCGGCATTGCTTTTCCCGACTACGGCACGCTCGGGCTGGAAATCGTCAACAAGGGCTTTCGGGTATCGTCGCCGGGTGTCATAAACGGGGGCACGGCGGCGATGAATAACAGCGGGTATATGTATGGGTATGTGGCGTTTAAGTGAGGTTAGAGGCCAGGCGCCGGAAAACGGATGACAACAGACGAACCCCCGAAGCCGTTATGGACGGTTTCGGGGGATTTGTTTTGGTTGGATTTCACCAATTGGCAGTCTCTAAAAACCCCCGTCGTTAGATTTGTGCTGAATTTTTTCGCCCATTTCGCGTATTTTGAGGGCGAATAATTTGTTTATTTAACCGATAAATACGCGGAATGGACGGAAAAAGGCA